ATGGCTAATGTTGACAAAAGTGATAGAGGTAAGAAAAATATTTACTATACCGCTGCAGAAGCGATCAACAACTTGGTATCTGCGCTAAAGTATACGATACGCTAACTGATATAATAGAATAAAGGATAATATGAGTAAAAACTTACTGCAGCAAATTATGATAAAGACAGAAGAAAAAAAGAAAAGGCCAGAGAGTTCTTTTAAACTTGATGGTCTTGTAGAAAAAATTAAGGCTGGTTATACAAATAAACTAGTTCCTAAAGAGCAGACCAAGTACTCTTTTGCTCCATCTACCATTGCTTATAGCCATGGAGAGTGTCCAAGATATTGGTATCTTGCTTTTTCTGGTGCAACATTTGAAGATAACTCTGATGCTTTTGGTGTGGCAAATAGAACTAACGGAAGTAAGAGCCACGATAGAATTCAACAAGCCTTAATGGATTCTGGAATTGCAAAGATATTTAAAAAGGTAGATAAAGAAACACAAAAAGAAAAAGACACAACCGAGTTTGAGATTAGAAATGAGAACCCTCCTATCTTTGGATATGGTGATGGAATCATACAATGGAACGATAAAGAAGTTGTAATAGAAATAAAGACAGTTCCAAACGAAGGGTTTGAATACAGGAAGAACAGTGGCAAAGGCAAAAAGGCTCACATCATTCAGATACTTATCTATATGAAGATTCTTGGTCATAAGCATGGAATTCTTATTTATGAAAATAAAAATAATCACGAACTACTTCCAATATTAATAGAGGTAGATGATTACTATCGTGACTATATTAATAATGCTTTTGATTGGATGAAAACTGTGAGGGCAAGTTGGATGAAAAATGAACTTCCAACTAAGAATTACAGGGCTAACTCAAAGATATGTAAAACCTGTCCAATTAAAAATACTTGTGATGCTGCTGGTGTGGGTGTGGTGAAGATTGCTTCACTGGAGGATCTGCGTGAAACCATGTGAGTTTTGTAACAAAAAGTTTGCTCCAAAGGTAACCTATCAGATATATTGCAGCGAAGAATGTAGAACTAACGCTACAAAAGAAAAAATTGCTGAAAGATATCAGATTTCTCGTAGACAAAAAAGAATAGGTAAAAAAAGAATTTGTCTAGGTGGTTGCGGAACAAAACTTTCAATTTACAACGACTCAGGATTTTGCTCTAATTGCAACATTCATCAAAAGGCAGTTGAGAAAATGATAAAACAACTAAAAGGATTTATTGATTATGAACAAGACAATTAGCCAACCGCCAGTTATATGTGCTATTGATGCCAGTACTAATAGTCTTGCATTTGCTTTTTATTCATACAAAACCCTAACACAGTATGGAAAAATAAATTTTGAAGGAGATAACATTTATCAAAAAGTTCTTGATGCTTGTGCAAAAGTAAAACCATTTTTTGAGCATTTTAATAAAACAAATGCAATAGTTATTGAGCATACTGTTTTTATGAATAGTCCAAAAACTGCAGCAGATCTTGCTCTTGTTCAAGGGGCAATCATTGGCGCTGCAGGTCTTGCAGGAATTTCTATAATTGGTAGAGTATCTCCAATAACTTGGCAAAGTTATTTGGGTAATAAGAAACTAACTAAAGAAGAACAGCTTAAAATAAGATCCTTAAATCCAGGCAAGTCTGATTCTTGGTATAAATCTTATGAGAGAGATTTTAGAAAACGCAGAACTATAAAGTTGTTAGAGGTAGCATACGATAAACAAATAGATGATTATGACGTAGCAGATGCTGCTGGAATAGGTCATTGGTCTATAAATAACTGGGAAAAGGCTGTGAAATTTGACAAGGACTAGTTATGAGTGGTAAACTGTATACAAGCCAAGTTTGGCTAAAGAAAAGATATCATATGGACAAAAAAAGCCCAGAAGATATTGCTAAAGAGTGCGGGGTAAGCGTAGAGACTATTTATGTATACCTTGCTAAATTTGGACTAAGGAAATCAAAACGATGAGTGAAGATAAGTTTAGAATAGTAGTAGATCAAGTAAATCATCCTGTCCACTATACATCAGATCCTAGTGGTGTAGAGGCTATACAAATAACAAGACACAGAAATTTTAACATAGGCAATGCCTTTAAATATCTTTGGAGAGCAGGGCTTAAAAATGAAGAAACTCATATTGAAGATCTAAAGAAGGCAATCTTCTACATTCAAGATGAGATTAACAGACTAGAAGGCAAATATGACCAGCACAGAGATTGAATTAGTAAAGCATCTTGATGAAATAAACAAGGTGGTTGAAGAATATTTAAAAGGAAACGATCCAACAAGAATATCAAAGACTCTTGACCTACCAAGAACAAGAGTTGTAGCCCATCTTAATGAATGGCGAGTCATGGCCTCTGCCAATGATGCTATTCGTGCTCGTGCAAAAGAGGCTTTAGTTGGAGCAGACGCACACTATACTAAACTAATTAATAAAGCATATGAAGTTATAGAAGATTCTACTACTACGGCAAATCTAAATGCCAAGACCGCTGCAATTAAACTAGTCATGGATATTGAGTCAAAAAGAATTGACATGTTGCAAAAGGCTGGGCTATTAGAAAATAAAGAACTTGCAGAAGAGATGGTTCAAATTGAGAAACGTCAAGAGGTTTTGATTGGAATTCTGCGTGATATTGCTTCCGAGCATCCAGAGATTAGAGATATTGTTATGTCAAGATTATCTGAGATTGCTAGAGAGGGAGAGGTAATAACAATTGTCCACGATGTTCAATGATTTTTTTGAGATTCTTAAAGAAAATCAATTTGAAGAAAATCCAGTAGACGTAAAAACATTTGTTGAGTCTCCTGATTTTTTAGGACAGCCACCGCTATCTCCAATTCAATATGACATTGTTGAGGCAATGAGCCAGATATACAAAAAACCAGAACTAGAAACACTTCTTGGTTCTACAGAAGGAGCAAAACAATATGACAAATACACCAAAAATGAAATCATCTTACAACTGGGCAAGGGTAGTGGTAAAGACCATGCTTCTACCGTGGCTTGTGCTTACGTTGTTTATAAGTTACTATGTCTTAAAGATCCTGCCAGATATTTCGGAAAGCCACCAGGAGATGCCATAGACATTATAAATGTTGCTATAAATGCACAACAGGCTAAAAACGTTTTCTTTAAAGGATTTAAAACAAAGATTGAAAAGTCTCCATGGTTTGCTGGTAAGTATGAATCAAAAGTAGACTCAATTGGCTTTAACAAATCTATTACAGTTTATTCTGGTCACTCAGAAAGAGAATCTCACGAAGGTCTAAACCTAATTATGGCAATTCTTGATGAGATTTCTGGCTTTGCTACAGAAACTGCAAGTGGAAATGATCAGGGTAAGACTGGTGACAATATATATAAAGCGTTTCGTGGCTCCGTAGATTCTCGTTTTCCAGATCTTGGTAAGGTTGTTCTTCTTTCATTCCCCCGTTTTCAAGGAGATTTTATTTCAAAGCGGTATGAAGAAGTAATAATGGAAAAAGAAACAGTAGAACGTAGACACACCTTTATTATTAATGAAGAACTGCCAGAGGGGCCAGATAATGAGTTTGAAATTACATGGGAAGAAGACCATATCTTGTCTTATAAGTATCCCAAGATGTTTGCACTCAAAAGGCCGACATGGGAAGTAAATCCAACAAGAAAAATTAATGATTTTAAGATTGCATTTTTAACAGACTTGGGAGATGCGATGATGAGGTTTGCTTGCATTCCGACATTTGCATCTGATNCATTTTTTAAACAGAAAGAAAAGTTAGAAAAATGTATGACTCTAAGAAACCCAGTAGATAATTTTAGAAGGTTTGATTTGTCTTTTAAACCAGATCCTGATAAAATTTACTATGTACATGCTGACTTGGCTCAGAAACACGATAAGTGTGCTGTTGCTATAGCGCATGTAGATAAATGGGTAAACGTACAGGTTATAAAAGATTACGATCAGGTAGCACCTATTGTAATCGTAGATGCCGTAGCATGGTGGGAGCCAAAGGTAGAAGGACCTGTAAATTTATCAGAAGTAAAACAGTGGATAATGAATCTTCGTAGGGAGGGTTTTAACATAGGCATGGTTACATTTGACCGATGGCAGTCCTTTGATATTCAACAGGAACTAAAAGCGGTTGGAATGAGAACTGATACTGTCTCTGTTGCCAAAAAACACTATGAGGATTTAGCCATGATGATCTATGAAGAAAGAATTGCAATGCCTATGATTCCTTTGCTTCTTGATGAGATGAGTGAACTTAAAATTATGAGAAATAATAGAGTTGACCACCCTCGCAAAAAATCTAAGGACTTAGCAGATGCCGTCTGTGGGGCGGTATTTGGGGCAATCTCGCATACAAGTAAGGATTCTAATCATGAGATTGAGATTCATACTTGGTCTTCTGCCAGCCGACTTGCACAAAAGCAGAGAGCTATGGTAGAATTGGAAACTAGGGAAGTNCCTGACGATGTCAGAGATTTCTTGACAGAATATAAATTAATTTAATGGATAATACAACAAGGAGAAAAATGAATTCATTTAAGAAAATTGCTCTAGCCGTGGTTGCAGCCATGACTTTGGGCACTCTCGTAGCAACACCTGCAAGTGCTGCTGTAATGACAGTCGCTGTATCGCTTGACGGAACTGCTAATAGCACTAACTCCGCTATCGCTACACCTGCTGCATTGCCAGTACCTGCTGATAATACAGTTGATGCTGCAGATGCACTACGCTTTATTGCAACAGTTGACACAGGAACAGCAGTTTCTGCTGTCTGCACAAACTGCACAATTGTGTCTGCACTACACACAACTGCTGCACCAGTAACATCAGCATCGGGATCTTCAAGCCTGACTATTGCAACTGGTACAGGAACAACTGCAACGTTTTATGTATATACTAAAACGACAGCAATTGGAACCGTGGTTGTTACAAACCAGGGAACTACATTAACATATTATGTACAGGGAACTGCTGGAAAGATTAATACCCTTTCTGTAAGTGCTCCTGCTACTGGCGCTGCTGGAACAAAGCAAGATGTTATCGTAACTGCAACAGATACATTTGGAAACAAGGTATCTGCAAAGTCAATTACTGCAACAGTATTTGCTGCAACCGCAGTATTAGACACAGCAACAGCAACAACTGGTTCAGCGCTATCAGATTTTGGAACAGCAACCTTTAAGGTTACTCTACCAACAACTGGAACACGCTCACTAGTAATGTTTGCTCCAACAACCGCTGGAGATGCAACAACTGCAGATGTAGTCGGATTGCCAGCACGAGCACTTGCTCCGTTTGCAGAGATTACAGTTCGTGATCTAGTATCAGAACTTGCTGCTGAAAAGGCTGCAAAGGATGCAGCGCTTGCTGCTAAGGCAGTTTCAGATGCTGCAGTTGTAAAGGCTGCTGCTGATGCAGTTGCTGCTATGGCAGTTTCAGATGCTGCTCTTGCAGCAGAGAAGACTGCTTCTGCAACTGCACTTGCTGCAGAGAAGGCTGCTTCTGCTAAGGCACTTGCTGATGCAAAGGCTGCTTCAGATGCAGTTGTACTTGCTAAGGATGCAACCATCGCTAAGTTAACAGCAGATAATGCTGATGCACTTAAGTCAATTAAGGATGCTTTCAATGCACTTGCAAAGAAGTGGAATGTAAAGAATCCAAAGGCTAAGGTTACTTTAATCAAGTAATTAGTCCAACAACTAGGGGAGCCATTAATTTGGCTCCCTTTTTTGTTATATTATTATGTCTAACTGAATAATTTGATATAATAGGCAAGAGGAGTTCTTATCACTTGAATAAACTTTTGCGTATATCTACCGTTATTTTACTTACTTTTGGATGGCTTCTAATAGCTCCTACAGAAGCTAATTCAGACGATCCACTAACGGTTGCAGCCCAACAAATTGAAGAACTTAACGATAGTGTAGATGATCTTGGATACAAGAATGAATTTTTATCCCTAATTGAAGAAGCAGAAGATAAGTATGCCCTTGCCGTATCTGCAAAAGAAACCCAGACCCAAACCTCTGCCACATACGACACATCACTTGTATTAAAAGCCACGGCAGGAGAAGAAAAAGCATCAGCCCAAACAGCCGTAGATGGACAAACAGCAGTAGTTGCAACTGCCCTAACTAATAAAAATAATGCCCAAGATGCTCTTGATATAGCCAACATAAACTTATCAACCCAGTCTGGCTCAATAACTGATATCACAACAGAAGATTTTAATAATAATAGTATAAATAATGGTAGACAAAATTGGCCAGCAGGTGCTCTTAGTATATTTATAGTTGGATCAATAGACTCAAATGGAAACTCTGTGGGCACTGAGGTTGCAATAACTTCAACAAATAATGGTGGATATTTTTATGGAAGCGACCAGGTTCCAAGTAATGATTATACAAACCCACCAGCACTACATCTTAAATTACCAAGTCAAACACTTGCTTTTCGTGTTGCCAATTGGAGTGAGGGAGCAGTTACTCAGGTTAAATTTTCCGTTTATGCAAAAAATGGAGATGCCACTGCTATGGTCAGGCATACAGATGGAACAACATATAACTTTACAATTCAAGACAATGTTAATTCAAATTATCCAGGATTTGTTCATCAAGAGGTTTTAGATGCCCTACCTGGTAAACAAATTCATGAGATATATTTTTGGGCAAATGATGACTGGTACGTTATTGATAATGTAATTATAAAAACTATTATAGGAAGTGCTCCAAGCCAAGAGTTAACTGATGCAGTTACCTCAGCACAGGCTGTATACAATGACAAACTAAATGTTTATAACCAAGCAGTATCAACACTTAATGGTTACAATCAAACCTTAACTAATAAAACATCTGAGGCCGAGAATGCAAGTTTAAATGTTGTAACGGCACTACAAAATAAAAACAATGCTATTAGCGCATACAATCAAGCAATCAGTAATGTTAATAGTGCAATTGATGACGCATGGCGTTACTATGACGAGCAACTACAAAGAGAAATTCAATCTGCTATTGCACAAGCAGCAGCCAATGCTGCAGCCAATCAGCCTACCCCAGAACCAAGCCCAGAGCCAACTGCTGAAGAGCCACCTACTCCTGAGCCAAGTCCAGAACCAACTGCTGAGGAACCACCAACACCAGAACCAAGCCCTGAACCTACAGCAGAAGAGCCTCCTACACCAGAGCCTTCTCCAGAGCCTACAGTAGACCCTACAGACCAGCCTACACCTGAACCTACCCCAGAGGAACCACCAACTCCAGAGCCTTCTCCAGAACCAACTCCAGAGCCTGCCCCAGAAAATACTGAAGAGCCTGCCCCAGAGCCTTCTCCAGAACCTGGACCAGATCCAAAGCCAGAAGAGAATCCCTGGAATGAACCAGATGTAGAAATTACTGATGAGGTATTAGCAGCACTTGTTCCTGAAAAGGGAACGGGAACTTCAGAAGATTTATCTGGAGTTATTGCTAACCTTACAAGCAAGGATAATAAGTTAGTTACTCTTTCTGCTGAACAAATAACAGCAGTCAGCCAAACACTCAGAGCCTTGACTCAAGAAGCAAAGGTTGAGGTAGCAGAAGACCTTGGTATTAAGCCTTCAGAAGTTGCACAAATTGCGGAGCAGATGAAATCTAATCCAGCACTTGCAGAAGCATTTGTTGAGTTCTCAGATAGAGAGGCGGAGGCAGGAGAAACTCCAATGCCATTTACATTAGCAGATGCGGTAACAGAAGTACAAACAGAAGCATTCTTAGCAGATCCGTTGAGTGTATTTACAAACATAGATTTTGATCAAGTGTTTAGCCCATCAGAATGGGGCAAAGATATGACGGATGATCAGAGGGAAAAGGCTCAAGAAGTTATTATCCCAGTAATTCTGGTATCCAATATTATTAGTTCAGTTATGTCAACAAGGAGGGTATAATATGATAATGATAGATAAGTTAATTAACCAAGCAAAGGCCTTTATTGGCAAAATAAAGGTTCCACAGGTAAAAATACCAGCGGTACCTAAAATAAAAATGCCAAACCTTAAGCCTTTACTTAATAGGGTCAAACCTTTACTTAATAAGGCAAAGCCAGCTTTATTAAAGGCTATAGGCTTACTCAAAAAGGCTCTAGAATTGGCCTACAGGCTTGTTAAAGGCTTTGTTTCATGGTTTGGTAAGGCCATAAAAGAAAGCATTGCCCAGGTATGGACACTGCTAGGATTCTTTATTGCATGGCTTACTCTTACTGGTACCGCTCAACAAATCGTAGGAATTGCTACAATAGCCGCTACTATTTTNTGGCTTATCACAATACCTCTTCGTGAGGAAAAANACGAATAACTGCTATAATGGTAGTTATGGTAAAAATAATCCTAACTGCTTTTCTTGGAGTCTTGCTTGTGGGCTGTGGCTATGATGGTCACTACCGCTATCCCTGCCAAGATCCATTAAATTGGGAAAGGGCTGAATGTAAGCCACCAATCTGCACCGCTAATGGGGCATGTCCAGAAGACTTGTCAAAAATTGAAGGGGAAAACAAATGAGTAAAGAAAGATTAACTCCAGCAGATTTAGATGCTAGGTTAAAGTTTATATTAGGAATAACGCTAGGTTCAATTTTATTTTTAACATCAACAGGCATAATGTATGCCCTTATATTTGTAACACAACCAATCACAGGACAATCAGAAAACGATAAGATGTTTTTTAATGTTCTTGGTAGCGTAGCAACTTTTATTACAGGAACACTTGCTGGATTATTAATTGGAAACTCTGGTGCCAAAGATATCATGACAGCGCAACTTGCTAACAAGGAAATGGATGCCAGAAATACTCAGGCAGATAAAAAGCTTGAAGCAGAGATCGATGCAACAGCAGCTCGCTTGGCAGCAAAGCCAGATGGCGCAATGCCAGAAGAGCAACCAGTTGATGCAGATTGGGACAAAGAGTAATGGCAGAACAAGGAACAGCAGCACGTCTTATTGAAGTTGCTACAGCAGAAATTGGGACTATTGAAGGTCCAAAAGATAACGAAACTAAATACGGCGCTTTTATGAAAGCAAACTTCCAACCATGGTGCGGAAGTTTCGTAAATTGGTGCGGATCAGTATCTGGCGTAAAAGTTCCTAATACTGTTTATACCCCAAGTGGTGCAGCAGCATTTAAAAAATCAGGAGCATGGATTGATGGAGACATCGCAGATCCAGAGCCAGGAGATATAGCCTATTTTGATTTCCCATCAGATGGCGTTGATCGTATTTCTCACGTAGGTATTGTTATTAAAGACAATGAAGATGGGACTGTCTGGTGTATAGAAGGAAACACATCTTCTAAGAAATCTGGAAGCCAGCGCAATGGCGGAGAGGTTTGTAAACAACTTCGTGCTTTTAAGAAGAACAAGGCGGGGGTAATGATTTCAATCGTTGGCTTTGGTCGTCCTAAGTTTGGCGGGAATTTAGAAAAAAAATCTACTACAAAATCACCTAACAAAACCAACAAAGGTAAAACCTGTCCAACATGTGGACAAGCTATTAAGTAATTGACACATTTTTAGTTAGATGATATACTAAATACCAAGTTAGGGGGCTGTCTTGACCTGTATAGTCGCTGTAAAAGATACAATAGATAATAAGATTTGGATGGCTGGAGATCGTGGTATTTCAGATGACAACTCTATTGGAATTGGATCAAGCCCAAAGATTTGGAAAAAAGAAGGATATTTATTTGGATATGCTGGATCTATGGATGGAGATAGAATAAGACATTTATTTGTACCTCCACAATTTGAAGGTCGTGGCAGTGTTGATAAATTTATGTATAGTAGATTTCTTAAATCTCTTAGGAAATTTTATGAAGAGTGGTGGGTTGATACATCACCAACTGCTGATTTTGGTATGATAATTTGTGTTCGTGGAAAAATGTACGAGCANAGCTCTGGCGATATGTCATTAACACAATATGAACAAGAATATTTAACCATGGGGTCTGGTGGAGATATTGCACTAGGATCACTTTATGCTACACAAAAAACAAAAGATACAAGAAAAAGGGCTGTTGCATCAGTTCAGGCTGCTATAAATCACTCTCCATCCTGCAAAGGTCCTATTGACATTCTAAGCATTTAGGTATATACTAAATAGATGAATGACATAAATGAAGAAGACCTGTCTCCAGAAGAGCAGGAATTTAGCATTTGGATAGAAAATGGAATTGAGAGGGGATGGATAACAGAACCTTTCTGTAATACTCATGATGGTGGATATCAGTACATGAGTGAAGAAGAGTTAGAAGAATGGGAAGCAGGAGGCGACCCATGCCAACACGTAGTTAGATTAATGATAGAGGGGTAGTAATGAAAAAAATAGTGGGGCTATTGGCAGTTATTCTTATCGCTGCATTTTTGCCAGCGGTATCTGCAAATGAAAAACCATCAATTGTTATTATTGATACAGCAATTGACACATCAAGGGTAAATGTAATTCATGAAGTATGTATTCTTTATGAAATCCGTTGTCCAAACAGAAAAGCATTTATGGAGGGTCCAGGAGCAGCAAGCCTTCCTGCATCACAACTATATAAAAATGGTTTTCAGCATGGAACCATTATGTCAACAATTGCATCTGCTGTTAATAAAGACATGAATATTGTTTTTATTCGTGTGGTTTCAATGACAAACACAGGTCGTCAAGGATATTATGACGATAATCTTGTCAACGAGGCTTTAAAGTGGGTTTCTACAAATAAGACTAAGTTTAATATTGTTGCAGTTTCTGCATCTGTAGGAAATCACACACGTTTAAAGACTGGTGCAAACTATTGTCCAATTAACCAAGCACTTAGAGAAAGTATTATTTCTCTTCAAGGAATTGGTGTAGCCACAGTATTTGCTGCAGGAAATAATTATGATACTGCTCGTGTTGATACACCAGCATGTACTCCTGAAGCAGTCGCTGTAGGATCAGTAGGAGAGCGTGGCAATGTAGAAAATTATAGTAATGGCGGTCCAGACTTAGACTTCTATGCTCTGGGCACATACAATACAAGTGTTGGTAGGGCAATGGGAACTTCTGCTGCTACCGCTGCATTTTCTGCATACTGGGCAAAAAATTACAAGGGTAGTTATCAAGCAACATATGACTATCTAAAATCTATTGGAAAATATGCTGAGGGTAACGGGGTAAAGACAAATCTGTTTGTCAATATCTTAGGATAGTGCTATAATAGTTAGTGCACCTGCCAAAAGGGGGTGCACTACTTACTCGCTGAAAAGGAGAAAAAGATGGTAAGTTCGTATGCACTGGATCTTTTCAAGGATCCATTTTTTATTGGCTTCAACAGAGAGTTGGAGCGATTTAATAGTCTAAGCAAAGTAAACAATGGTGCTTTCCCGCCATATGATTTATTGAAATTAGACGAAGATAACTACCAGTTAACTCTAGCAGTTGCTGGGTTTACCAAAAAGGATCTAACTGTTTCCATTGAAGACGGAAGTCTTTGGATTACAGGTGAAATTACAACCGTAACAGATGCAGAGGTTGTCCACAAAGGTATCGCTGCACGTAAATTCACAAGGATTTTTGAGTTAAGTGAATACATGGAAGTTTCTACGGTAGAACTAAAAGATGGAATGCTAAATATTCGCATTGTCAGAAATCTACCAAAAGAGAAACAGCCAAAAATTTTAACAATCAAATAAGTATAATGCTATAATTGTTAGATACTAAGGGAGCAGATGTGCCTAAATATGACTATAAATGTGATGTTTGTAACTCTGTAATTGAGTTTGAGCGAGGTTTTGGTGAAGACAGACAGCCAGTTTGTTGCTCAAAAAGTATGAACAGAATTTGGAACTCTGCTCCCAGTGTATTGTTTAATGGTTCTGGATTTTATTCAACTGACAACAGAAAGTAGAGATATACTTAGATCATGAGTCTAATAGTAAAAGATCATCCCAGCGTAAAGCAAAAAGAATGGAGCCTTAAGGCTACCGATAGATGCGATAGTTGTGGGGCACAGGCTTATGTTTCTGTCAAAGGTTCTACTGGAGATTTAATGTTTTGTGGACACCATTATGAAAAGATTATGAATAACCCAGATGCATACACAAAGATGATGTCTTTTATGCTTGAGGTTACAGATGAACGTGAAAGACTAATTGAAAATAAAGCCATAGGGAGTGCAAACTAATGTATGAATATTATGTAAAAAAGGTAGAGAACGTAGTAGATGGAGATACTATTGACGTCATTATTGATTTAGGGTTTGACATTTTGTTTGCATCTCGTGTAAGACTAGCTGGCATTGACACTCCAGAGTCTCGCACTAAAGATATTAAGGAAAAGGCTCTTGGGCTTGAGTCCAAAGAATACTTAAAGAAGCATTTAAAAGATGCAAAGTCTGTTGTTATCAAGACTGAAAAGATGGACTCATCTGAGAAGTATGGTCGCATTTTAGGTTGGGTATATATCAATGGGGATACAGAATCTTTAAATGATAAGATGATAAACGATGGCTACGCTTGGGGATATATGGGAGATACTAAAGTAAAAGATTTTGAATTATTAAAAGCAGCCAGAGCAAAATCTGGAAAATGAAAACTGTATACTACTTTACTGCAGAGTGGTGTCAGCCTTGTAAAAAAACAAGACCGATAGTTGAAAAACTAAATCACGATCAACAAAATGCTCTTTTTCAAATAATCGATGTAGATGATTCTGGAGATCTTGTTAAACATTTTGGAATAAAATCTGTGCCTACTTTTATTTTATTTGAAGACGGTATAGAAAAAAATAGAATCATTGGTGCTCAAACACAAGATCAGTTGGAGAATTTTATAAAATGAATGACGAAACTAACGATATAGAAAAACTAGTTCTTTCAGGAGGCCTTGAGGTCGCTGGTGTAGATTCAGATACTGGTGAACTCCTGTATACCTTTACGCCTAAAATGAAAAAAATAAATGTTCAGTTATATAAAGATCATTTAAACTTCGTTAATTCTGAAATTATGGGGCTGTGGGAAAAGGGTTTTGTAAATGTAGACCTTATGCTTGAGGAGCCCATAGTAAAGTTAACAGATAAGGCTTTTCTAGATCAAGAACTCAATAAACTAACAAAGCAGCAGAGATGGTCTTTGGAGGAAATCAAACGGCTTCTTAAGAGCCGAGAAGTCTGATATAATCTTATTATGCCATATCGTGTAGGTGCTAAGGGTTCGTACGGTTGTTCTGGATACCCTGCTTTAAAAGAGGGAACCAACGAGGTAATGGGCTGTCATGATACTCGTGCACAGGCTGCAGCACAGATCTATGCTATAAATCAATCTGAAGGAAACATCGGCAAAAATATGCACACTCTTAAAGAGGGTGATTTTGTCATGGGCGCAACAACAGAAGGCCTTGTTCATGGAATGATTGAACACATCATGACCGAAGGCGGAACTCTTGGAACTCCTGGAAGTAGATTTGCTCTTGAGTCAAAACCACCAGAGAACCCTGCCATGTCTGTTAGAATTTATGAAGAAAAAGATGGTGGTTGGGAACCAACTGCTTACAGTATCGGAATGATGTATGTAAATGCAGAAAAAATAGATATTGAAACACATAATATGGATGGAGAAGAAACAATGAAATCTTATCATTCAGACAATGAAGATGAAGATAAATGGGACAACATGACGAAGGCTTGCTGGGTAGGATATGAGCAGCAAGGTATGAAAGAAAAAGATGGCAGAATGGTTCCTAATTGTGTACCCGTAGGAAAAATAAATAAAGATGAAAACGATATTGATAAAGCAAAAAAACCAAACTATGATGAATTTATTCAGCCAAGACGTGGAGGATCAACTCCATCAAATCCACGACTATATGCAAGAGTTCAGCGTGAAGCAAAAGATAAATTTGATGTATATCCTTCAGCAGTAGCAAATTCTTGGGTGGTTCAAGAATATAAGCGTCGTGGAGGAACATATAAAGGTGAAGGAATTAAAACAACTAAGGATATTTGGGATGGATCTATGTTAGATCCTAACTCATTTAAAAAATAATGTCATCTGGAAAATTTAAAAGACATGATGGTTTTAATACCGTGCAAATTAAAGACGGAATGATTGTTAGACTTCGTAAAGATGGAACTTTAAAAGCAGTTCTTGGAAAATATGGAGAAAAGAAAAATGGAAAGTAGAACAAAGGTAGTGCAGCCAGCAGATATGCACAAAGAAGAAACATATACCCCAACCTCTGGAATGAAGGCAGCAGCACGTCGTGCATTGCGCTGGAAAGCCGAGGGTAAAGCCAAAGGGGCAGGAACTCCAGTAGGATGGGGACGTGCAACAGATATTGTTGCTGGTAGAGCAATGTCTCTTTCTACCGTAAAAAGAATGTATTCTTTCTTTTCCCGTCATGAAGTTGACAAAAAGGGAAAAGACTTCTATAATAGTAGTAATCCTTCAAATGGTCGCATAATGTGGGACGCATGGGGAGGGGACGCTGGATTTTCCTGGTCACGTAAAATTGCAGAACGTGAAAGAAATAAAGCAGTAAAGGCCTGGGAAGGTAGCGCATTTAGTACTAGGGGGTAGTACATGGAAGACTTGGGTATTGAAGAAATTAAACAAATTGTTACTTTCTACAAACAAAGAGCATCAGATTTAGAGTTGTCTAATTTGCAGTGGCAGTTGAAGTATAACAAACTACTTTTAAATAACTCTCAGCCAGTTACAGCAACAAAGGTAACTGCTGAAAGAAAAACCAAATCTGAATAATAAAAATGGAATATGGGATTATTGGTGCGTTGGCACTGGCGTTTTCTTTTTTAATTATTTATTGGATTGGTTTGAAAAGAAAAATATCCAATAAAAGAGTTATCTATCGTCAAAGTGATACCCATGCATTTTTAAAAGAGTTTTTTTCAAGACAAACATCTCAAACAAAAAAGAAATCTCAACTTGAACAAAGAAAAGAAAGACAGGGCACAAAAATAATTGTTACAGAAGATGAAGTAGCATATTGGGTATCTGATAATATTTTTTTTAGTACAGAGGTCATTGACGGCAGACCAGATTTTGAAAACGCAAGACCAGTAGATACTTCAAGTATGTCTAAGAAGGAACTTGACAAAATGCTCTTTATACTGGATAATTTAGGTAGAGGTGATAAGAATGAACGTGGTAGTTCAGGGAACTAGCGATTTTGATGAATACAATGTATTCCTTCGTGCTATGGGTGTAGCAATGTCCAGCATGAAAGAAGCAGATGAGTATTTCTATGTTTATTCTGTAGGACCTGCCAGAATTAACTCAATGGTTTCTGAGTTCTGCAATCTGTCAGAACGAGGAATGAAAGCCAGAGGTAAAAAGATAAAGTATTACAAGGTGCCATTTTCTTGGGTTGAAGAGAATATGGATGACATGGACTACTTTGCTTTTTTAAGTAAACCAAAACAAACTGTGTCAAAGTTAATCGCAAATGCAGAATTAAAAGGTAAAGAAGTGGGGATATTTAGATACTAATGACAACTCAAGATCCAAGATTTTTTTGTTATAAGGAAGAGTATTTTGGCGGTACTGAATATATGGCCAGGCATTTTCATAAAAATGTTGCTCCGTATGTTCAACAATTAAAAGAATATAATTGTTTAATTCTTCCAGGTCAAACAGATAGATCATACTTTGAACTTGTTTATGAACCTAAAGAAATAATTATATGGCTTCATAATCTTGTTGATCAGTTTGGTTATCAACTCTATTATATATTTACAGATAAAAGGTTTCTTGCTAAAATAAAATATATTATAACTGTTTCTGAATATCACAGGCAGGATGTAATAAAGAAAACTGGCATAGATCCAGACAAGGTGCTTGTTATATATAACGCTATAGATCCAGTAATAAATGATTTATCAAGGTTTGAAAATGTAAAAGTTCCAGAATTAATATACACGTCTTCTCCAGGAAGAGGTTTGGAGATAGGCCTTAAGGCTCTTTCAGAATTAGATGTTGATTTTAGACTAAGCATATTTAACGAGATTGTTCCAGATTTAATCAAAGCAGACAGTGCTAATAAGAAAATCTTAGAAGATCCAAGATTTTACTTTTATGGAAAGACTCCACACAAAACGGTTCTAGATCATATGTCTCGTTCTCATATATTTATGCATACGAGCAGTTGGCATGAAACATTCTGTCTATCTCTTGTTGAGGGGCTTAGTGCAAACTGTTTATCGGTTTACAGCACATTTGGCTCCCTTAAAGAAGTTGGTAGTGGCTTAGGAATATCATATGATATAGATGGTAAAACAGAAAAACAACATGTGGAAATCTTTAAAGAAAAGATAACTACAGCAATTGACATGATCAAAAAGGGAAAATTTGATCCAGGCAGTCAAGCAGAAACAATAAACAATAAATTTTCCTGGGATGTTTTTAGAAATTCTTGGTTAGATTTTTATGAAAAGAGAATATAAATGGAAATAAAAGATTTAGACTTAATGGAAAAAATAGTTAAAAAGTATAAAAACTTGAGTTGGATTGGTTGGGATGTGGTTGATCGTCGCCCTACCCAGGCTGGTAGAACCGCTATTAATGGTGTTAGGGTCGGTAGTCAATGGTACGTCCAGACAGCTTATCCAGTAACAACCAAAGGATGGGATATACCGAATAAGTATAGGATGTAAACGTGAAGCAACATTTATGGAAAGATGATGCTTTGTGTTTGGGATCCGAAACAAACCTTTTCTTTGATACATACGAAGAAAATCCAGAAACCAGAGAGTTCGTAGACTCTTTGTGTCGCACATGCCCCATGGCAAGAAAGTGTTTTGCAGTGGGGGTATCTGGTAAAGAATGGGGAGTATGGGGCGGAGTATACCTAGAAGATGGCGAGATATCAAAAGAATTTAATAATCATAAGACCAAAAAAGATTGGTCTTACACTTGGCAAGCATTAACAATGGGGTAAGTATGTATACAGACAATATGCGTAGGGCTTTTCATTCTATACCAGCGCCAAAAAACTTTACTATTTCTATTATTGACAACGAACACTTCATTACGATAAAATTAGATGAAAGATCTTTTCTGCCTTTAAGTCATGATGAAAAGATAGATGCAGTAAAGTATGTAACATTAGTCAAAAAGGCTTTGGAGATGGAGGGGGCTATCGTAATGGTAACACGAGAGCCACTAAAATGATTAGATTAATGTTTAAATCTTTAATTTGTATTGCAAAAAATCACAATTATGTTGATTTGGGCAAATGTCCATTTACTGGCAATAACTATAAAATGTGTACAAGGTGTCAAGAAATGGTAACAAAATAATGCAAACATTTTTACCATCATCAAATTTTGCAAGGTGTGCAGAATTGCTTGATAACAAAAGACTAAACAAACAAATTTTAGAGGGCTATCAGATTCTTAATGTAAATTCTGGCATGTCAAAAACTGGTGGTTGGCGTAATCATCCAGCAGTTTTGATGTGGAAAAATCATGAGGGGCATTTATTTTATTACATTTCTGAGATGGTCAAAGAGGCAAAACTTCGAGGAATAAATACAACAGGTAATGAATCAAATATAAATATGCTAATGGGCAAGGTTGGAGATAGCTGGAATTACGATTCACCTTCTTGGATGCTTGACAATAACAAACTTATGCGTGTAATTACAACACATAGGGCAAATTTATTTAAAAAAGATCCTTTATATTATGCTAGGTTTCAAAGTTCTATGAATAGTCCTTGGAATAACCCTTGCTGTCCAGATCGCAAAACACCGTGTCAATACTACTGGGTAACTCATGAAAGTAGAGTACAATAGGTATATGGACTTTCTAACATTAATTCTTGGAATTTTTTCTGTATCTTTTGCTGTTGCATATACACTTTCAGTTTATAGATCAAAAAAATTAACAAAAGCATTTGCAAAACTTTTAATGTCTCAAGCCCAACTAGAGCAGGCACAAGAAAACTTTTTTAAAACAACAGCAGCAATTAATGATTCTGATGTTCACACTCAAAACTTTATAAAATTTTTATCTGATTCTCGTGATTGGGCATTTCAGTATATAGAAGAGGTGCAAAATGGTTTACAAAAATTTGTTGAAGAAGTAGAGCCACAGATTAACCATTATAATAGATATGGTGCTGCAATAGAAGGAACTATGCCACCATATGATATTGCTTTGAAAAAAATTTCAAAGGAGATGGAAGATCTTAAAAAGTTTCTTCCAGAAGAAACAATTGATAGACGCTAGAGGAATTCCAACTTGTACCTGCCCTAATTGTGGAGGGGTATTGTTTAGAGCCCTTGTATCTTTTGATCCAGAAACCTACACAATAGGAATGTATCATTTAGACATTCAGTGTAATGATTGTGGTGCTTTTGCTACTGCCCCAACTCCGACAGATAATCCAACACAAAGCAATGATTCAATTTAAATTAAAAACTGCAGAAGAAGTTTATGAATACATTTATCCTGTGTGCGAAGTAAAAGATTGTACAACGGAAAGTGAAAAATTGACTTCAACTGAAACAAGATTCGTAGACTTTTGTAAAAAACACTACGAAAATTATATTATGGGGGAGATATGAAAGAAATCGTAATGTCCGTTTTAACAGGTTTTGGATGTGGCCTAATATTTGCTGCATTCAAATTGCCAGTTCCAGCACCACCAGTTTTTGCGGGAGTCGCAGGAATTATTGGTCTTTGGGCTGGTTATGCTATACTAATAAAGGTTCTATCCTAGGAGGAAAAAATGGAACTTAAAAAAGAACACAAAGCAATGCTTGCATCCTATGGTCGTTCAGTAGTCGGCGCAGCATCAGCACTTTACGTTGCAGGAGTAACAGATCCAAAGGATCTATGGGCAGCACTCGTAGGAGCGCTTATACCAGTACTAGCACGTGCAGTTAATCCAAACGATCCAGCATTTGGTCGTATGCCAGCAGCAAAGGCTGTTGAGAAAGCACTTAGCAAGGCTAAGGCTAAAAAGAAGAAGGCTGCAGAGTAATTAGTTATTCTGTAAAAGAAAGCGGGCTTAGAAATAGGCCCGCTTTTTATTTTAAAGAATCAAAAAGTTCTAGATACCTATCTTTAAGAACTTCTACGGAAAAAGATCCAATGCCAATTTCAAGAGCATCACGCTTAACTTGCTGTTTTAGTTTTTTATTCATGCCAACATAATTATCAATGAGTTTGGCTAATTCTACAGGGTCCGCACCATAAACATCTATGGTAGATTTTGCTCTAAACTCTGTAACCTTTGTTGCACCAACAAGCCATTCTTTTGGCAAAACCTGATTATTTGGAGATAGGTCTGTCATAAATACAGGCATTCCACTTATCAAAGCCTCATTCATTGGAAGGCATAGCCCAGCATATCTTCTTGGTAAAACCATACCATCAAAACCATAATACAGATCCTGTCTATTTTTAACATTTTGATACAGCAAAGATACTCTAGGATCTCTTGGTTTTCCATCAAATTCGGTTTGAGATGTTATGACTAAGTTGTAATCTTCTTTAGAATATCTTAGCATTTCTAATACAGTGTCTGTTCCATTTCTATCCCGTGCTGCTTTTTTACCACCCACATGAAGTATTCTGTTATGTACTCTTGACATGTTGTGAGTTCTAGATTTATCAAATAATGTTATTTCAGTTGGTGGTGGTAGGTGGGCAAGCATGGTCTTATCACTAAAAAGTTTCTGCATTTTTTCAAAGTTCCATAGGCTTGGAGCAAGCAAAACATCTGGAAGCGGGGCATCTTTTTGTTCTAAATTTAATAAAAATTCATAGTTGTATTGAAGAACAGTCTTCACTCCCATATCCCTTGCTACATCTACAAACAAAGAACTATAAAATGTTTCACAAGACAATACAACATCCAGGTCTCTAAGAAAAGAAATGACCTCTCCACGCTTGGGAAATCCTGCACGTGTTACCGTATAATCATAGTCTTGATACCAGTCAAAATTTTGTTTGTTTTTATTAAAAAAGGTAGAGTTAACAACTAAAACTTTTTTAGGATTTAACATCTTGACAAGTTCTCTAGTCTGAGTACCAAGACCAGTATTATCTGATCTTGCTATGATTCCTAGTTTCATTCTTTATACCCCCAGGCTTGATCATCTGAAGTAAATTTACGTGTACCTTTGCGTCCATCTAGGTGGTAGGATCGTTTGATATTGCCCTCTGGGTGATATATCCAAAGTTTATGAATGTTCCAACCCTCATCGCTGAAACTGTTGTAAGGAAATGAATCGTCTTGAATTTTTCCATGAAATCTATCTTCTATAAAAGATTTTTCTTGGCAGAATGGCAGAACAACATTTTTATAATAATCTTTTTTAGATAGGTGTGGTCTTTGACTCCATTGTGCAGTTTTCATAAAACCATCTTCTAACTCAATCATCAAGTGTTTATGGGGATTTGGAATTGTAGCCTCAAAGTGAAAACGAATAGTATTTGCTTTACCATATTCAAGCATATCTAAACACTTTTGCCAATCAATTGGTAAGTCTGGTGTTAGTGGAGCATCCCCTTCAACATAAAGAAGAGCAGATGTTTTAACTTCATCGATTGTTCTAAACATCATTGTGGTTTGATGACAGTGCTCCTCAAAAATAAAAGGTAATACATTTTTGTATTCATGTAAACATTTCCATAATATGCGATTTTTATATTCATCATAATCTTTCTTACGATGTTGTTGTTCTTCTCTAAGACCATCAATCTGCATAATAATTTCATTATCTGGAAAATGAACACGAACGTCTTTAATTGTTTGCTCTATCATCTCTGTGCTTGGATGATCTGGAATCACAGAGGTGGCTAGGATAATAGTTACATCATTAATGTTCATTTAAATGTCTCATTATCTTAAAAGAAAAATCTCTTTTATATTTTAACCACCAGCATACGGCTCTGTGAAGATTTGCTGGATAATCATTCATTAGTTTTTCAAAAATGTTAGGCAATTCATTCCAGTCGTAAGTTAACTCTATTGGAACATTTTTGCCATAAACATAATCGTAAAAATTTATTTCTCTGCCCTTCGGATCTTTACGATCTCCTATTGGTAAGGTCAACATTTCTATTGCCTCAAAAAACCTAAATGAATCTATTACTTGTGCACCAGATGGGGATGGAGCAACTTTTGCGCTTGCCAGTTTGCGATAGTACTCTTGTGGTGGATCCCCCTGTGCAAAGCCCTCTGTAGGGCAATATAGGGCGTTTTTGACTGCAGACATGGCCTTGGCTAACTCTTGCCTACGCTGATGAGTTATTTGTCCACCAAAATAAATATCATATTCTTTAATAGGATAATTAGGAAGATTATTTTTAAGGTGCTGAGGAACTCCAATAAAAAATCTATTGTATTTTTCATGTTTTGGGTGAGGGTATTGAATCCAAATACTTATATTAGGATGCTTAATTGCATCAACATTAAACAAACCTTGCTCATCTCCAGTTATAAATAATACAACACGATTAAGGTTTGCTAGTTCTTTGTTTATTTGTTCTTCACTACCTGCATTTCCCTGGCCTGGTATTACAACAAAAGCTCTATCATCTTTAGGAATGCAGGTAACTAAAATTTCTTCTACACGGTTTCTATTGAATGCTTCTTTAAGCAAGCCGTAATCCCATTTGCCATTAGCAGAATCTAGTGGATCTGTAGAAAAAATATATACTTTAGATTGATTCATAAAATAAATGAACCTCATGCTGATAGTCTAAAATTATTTCAGTATATCCTAATCCCTTGATCCATTGTCTAAGATTATATAAAGATTCATCCCATTGCTGTAACATAAACTCAGGGTGTCCAGATAGCCAGATCTTTGGTTTGTACTCTCTAAGCACCTTCTCTGCACCTCCTAGCACCCTCCATTCACTACCCTCTACGTCCAATGAAATAGCGGTAGGTGGCTTAATGCCATGATCATACACACAAGAATCTATAGTAATTTGACCATAGGCATCTCCTTCAAGGTATAGTTCTTTAAATCCATGTGCTGCCTCAATTACATCATTAACTTCTGGAGGCCATTCATTATAATAAATTCTTGCAAGATCATTTATTTTATCAGAAGCAAACCCAGGAATACATACCATAGGAAGTTCTAGGTTGTTTGCAGTCCATGTTGCAGGAAAGTGCGACCAAACTTTAGGATTTGGCTCAAACAACACCACCTCTGCTCCCCACATTTGACACAGCGCTGGAAACTCTCCTTCTTCAGCACCAACGTAGTAAACAACATCTCCAGTACCAATGTTCTCAGACATATGCTTTAGTCTTGGTTTTTCCCAACCGTGTGGTTGATACCAGTCTGGTCTATCAGCACGATGCTTTGGTAGTGTTATTTCAAATTCCCCGTTAATAGTAGCCTTAATCATTTCAGTCATTTTGTATCCATTCCATTAATGATACCTTTGGTATCCATCCAGTTAAATCTTTAAACTTGGCATTAGACGCAAGAGTTTCTTGCACTTCACCAATTCTTGGCGGGATAAATTTAATATCATTTGAAATCATATTAGCAATATCAAGTATAGCGTAGTTGCTTCCATACCCAATGTTATATACCTCACCAAATCCATTTTCAACTTCAGATGCAAGTATGTTTGCTTCTATTACGTCTGATATATGAGTAAAATCTCTACGCTGAGATCCATTACCAACTACTGTTAGTGGTTTTGACTCATGATATTGTTTTAAGAATAGTCCTATTACTGGGGCATACTGTCCTTTTAATGGTTGTCTATCTCCATAAACATTAAAATATCTAAGAGATATAGTCTTTAATCCGTAAAGGTTATAATAAACTCTTGCAAGGTTTTCACCAAAAACTTTAGCAGCAGAGTATGGAGTTAACGGATCAGGCGATTGGGTTTCTTGGTTTGGAAGCAAAGCCTTTTTACCATAAGAAGAAGATGTGCTTGAATAGATTAGCCTATCTACCTTATTAACCCTACAAAGTTCAAGAACATTTGCTGTTCCTACTGCGTTTGATTGAATAGATTTTTTAGGATTTAATATTGCTGGCTGTATTCTTGCATCAGATGCTACGTGAAATACGCAGTCAACATCTTTAAAAAGTGATGCAATTAAGTCATAGTCACAAATATCATACTTATAGTTTTGTGCCTTATCATTCCAATAGAACTGCTCATGACACTCTGCAGACTCATCATCAATACAAACAACGTCGTGACCAAGACTAATTAACTTATCAACAAGGTTTGAACCAATAAAACCAGCACCACCAGTTACTAAATATCTCATTGTATGTTTAATGTTTCTAGTATTGTTGCCCACCTGTGTACATATGTGTGCTCTTGTTTAGTTCTTTCATGCCCAGCAAGTCTTATACTCTCTCTTGAAAGACCATCTACTAGATACTTATCTATCTTGGTTTTTAGATCTTCAAGATTACCATGTTCATAAAATACAATCTCATTGCCATCTTCAAAGTATTCTTCAAGTCCTGTAATGCGAGGGTAGATAGTAAAACCACCACGACCAGTACTTTCAAACAATCTATCACTAGTGTAGTAAGGATAGTTAAAGTTAATATTTAAACTATCACCTATTGCTATTTTGCTTCTTGCATAAATCCGATTTAAAGCATCTCCACGTACAGTTCCAGTATCTCCATCGCCACCAACATGACAAAACCTACTGCCGTAAGTGTCTTTTAAAAAATCTATTAGTTGTGGACGGAATGGATACTCTTTGTGATATCTTTTACTTCCCACGAAAATAACATCATGATCGTAATACTTTTTATTATAATCTGAATGAAGATAGCACTCTTTGTCATAAACTCCAGCAGGAACAAAATGACCTTTTACTTTTGTATTTTTGTTAAACCAATCAGTCATTAGCTTGTCTGTAGCAAAGAAATGTTCTATGTTTGTGTAAAAACCATCATCTTTTAAGTCTTTTTGACGCTCAATACCAAACCAAAGATCAAGATGATAAGTCATGGTTGGTATGTTAATCATCTTCAATTCTTGTAAAACTTCAATCATGTCAAAGTGTCCAGGGGTTTTCCAGCCATGGGTGTGTACCCATATGAATAAATCTGATTCTGATGCCTGGTAAAATATCTCTTTACCTGTTGCTTGACGCTCTTGTAATTTTATTACAGTATGACCCAGAGACTCCAAAGACGCTGCGTGATGATTCTCACTAGAATATGGAACTTCAAAGTTACCAAGAAAAACAATTTTTGCCAATTTTATCCTCCACTGTAAATAATTATAGCATGATATACTTGTAATAGGGGTAAAATGAATTTTATATATATATGTCGTGGCGGGGAAAACCAAGAACTTAGGTACTCTGTTAGGACAGTTGTTAATAGTTTTCCAGACTCAGAGATCTGGGTAGTCGGCGGTATACCAAATTGGTACAAAGGTAAAAGTATAAG